AGGTATAACATGTCTACAGGTGGAAACACTAAATCTTCAAACCGAGTAGGTACCCGTTACGCTGAAGAAGTCTCACTAGGTGTGGTTGACGGCTCTGCGGTATGGACTCCGGTAGAAGTAAACACTTTCGCTGACTTTGGCGCAACAGTGACAACCGTCGCTCGAGCTCCTATCAGTGCGTCTCGTCAAGAGAAGAAAGGTGTGGTAGTTGACGTGGAAGCTGCTGGCGGTTTTAACATGGACTTGACTCAGAAGAACATGTTTGACTTCCTTCAAGGCTTCTTGTTTGCTAACTGGACGCTGAAAGCTAATTCTGTTACTACTGCAGTAACAGCTACAGGCTTCTCAGTAGCAGATGAATCTCCTTTCTCTGCAGGTCAACTTATCCTTTCAGAAGGTCACACCGTATCAGGCAACAACGGTCTTTTCGAAGTAACAGGTACAGTCGCTGGTGAAGTCCAGGTGACAGGTGTTGTAGTTGACGCTTCGGCTGGTACCATTAAAGTTGTAGGTGAAGTTGCAGGCACAGGCGACTTGAATGTGGATGCATCTACAGACCCACTTCGCCCACGACTAACTTCAACTGTTCTAGACTTTACAACTCTAGGCCTTGAAGTCGGTGAATGGATTTTCATCGGTGGTGACCTAGCAGCTAACCGCTTTGTGAACGCTGAAAACAACGGCTTTGCGCGTGTCTACTCAATCGCAGCCAATGAGCTTGTATTTGATAAGACGTCAGCAACCATGGTCGATGAGACTGGTACAGGTCTTGACATTCAGCTATTTGTTGGTGACTTCATTCACAACGAAGATGACCCAGCTGATATTGTCTCACACTGTTATCAGTTTGAGCGTATTCTAGACCAGGCGAACAACCAGTACGAGTACTTGACTGGCTGTGTGCCGAACGTTCTAACAGTGACTATGAACACTGCTGAAAAAGTAACCTTGGACCTAGGCTTTATCGCTACTGATACTGACCTTGACCAAGTGTCACCTAAAGCAGGTACACGTCCTGACCTAGTTGAGTCTGACGCCTTTAACACGTCAAGCGACTTCTCTCGTCTAACGATTGAAGGTGAAAGCGTGTCAGGTGAAGGTATCTTCTTTGAAGACTACTCACTAGAAATCAACAACAACGTTACCCCTGTTAAAGCGCTTAAGGTTCTAGGTAACCTTGACCTTGTTGAAGGTAACTTTGTAGTGAGCGGTAACTTCACTGCCTACTTCACAACAGTTGACCTAGTGAAAGCAGTTCGTAACAACGAAGACATCCAGCTGGATTTTGCCTTCGTTAAGAACAACGCTGGCTTACTGTTTGATGTGCCTCTGGCATCATTAGGTGAAGGTCGAATCACCGTAGAGAAAGATGAACCTATCAAAGTTCCTCTAGCTCAAAACGCGGCTCGAGACCCTTACTTAACTTACACCCTTAGTGTAATGAACTATGACTACCTTCCAAATCTAGCGGATGTGTAATCATAAGCAAAAGTTCTAAGGGCTCTTCGGAGCCCTTTCTAATTTAAAGGAACAAAGACATGGTTGCTAAAAATTCTCCATATGCACAATTCCAAACTGATGAGAAGGTCGAAGTCCAAGGTATCAACCTAGACTTTGGCGATTTCGCTATTCGTATTGCTCGTGCAGGTGGTTCGAACAAGAAGTATGCTAAATCCCTCATGAAGCACGTTAAGCCTTTCCGTAAGGCGTTCCAAGCTGGTACGCTAGACCGTAAGACTCAAAACGAAATCATGGCGAAGGTATATGCTGATTCAGTCATTCTAGGCTGGGCTGGTGTTACTGATGCAGAAGGTAATACCATGGACTTCACTTGGGACAACGTAGTCAAGCTACTTACTGACCTCCCAGAGCTGTTCAATCAAATCATCTCTGATGCTGAGAACTTCCGCCTATTTAAGGAAGTTGAAGCGGAAGACATCGCGGGAAACTAGCAGAGGTCATTTGGTTCCAGAAGAAGCATGGTGCGTCCGCTCAGAAGATTATTCGGATGGCGCAGAATAGAGGCGAGAAACTACCAGCCTTTATTTTAAACGCACCAGAGCTATCAGAGTTTGACGTCCCATACTTTGATGCTTATGTAGCTTTAGATGGAACACGTGCCAACGGCTTTGGTGCGGGTTCCATTCCTTGGCATGCTATCATACAATATGGTAACTACCTTGAACTGGACCCGGAAGACCTCGAAGACTTTATAGAGGTAATCACTCTCACTGATAACTTTGTGCTTAAGAAGGTCCAAGAAGAACAGGATACAAAATAATGGCTATTCCGTTTGAAGACCTACCAAAGACAATTTTAGAATGGGAGAAGAACTTCGAAAAAACCTCCCTAGCCGCTCGTAAGAAGAGCGGCTCTACTTTTTTAGATTCCGTGGTCGATGGGACTCCCCAAGACACTGGTGAAACTGTTTCTAACTGGCAAGTAGGCGCTGGTAACGTTCCACCTTCAGGACTCATTCCTCCATACTTCAAAGGCGTTAAAGGCAGTGCTCGCGGAGCGAACAAGACTGCTACTAAATCCATCGGTAAAAATACAATCCGACGACTACGAAGAAACGAAGGGCTATTCATTGTCAACAACTCTCCAGTGATGGTGCTGTTGGAAGCTGGTTTATCCGCACAGGCCCCGCGTGGTAATATAATTGCCACTGCAGTAGCTCGAGCTCTCCAAGAGTATCGAGAAATTAATAGCTGGTTAGATGGAACATCTAACCGAATCGATTCGGATATATAATCATGGCAAGAGAAGACGTCATTCTTAATTTTATCACCCGTGGAGCTCGTACAGTTGCCCGCAACATCGGTGATATTCGTACTCAGTCAGTGCGAGCCAGCCGTTCAGTCGGTAACTTGGACCGTGCACTCACGGCTCTCGGCGGCTTTCTGACTATTCGTGCGCTTCAACAATACGCCGATACGTTCACATTGCTACAAAACCGCTTACGCTTGGTAACTGAAGGCACTGCGGAGCTTAATATAGTAACGGAAGAACTATTTGGCATTTCCCAACGTACCTTCACCCGTCTTGAAGACGCAGGTACTCTATATGCCCGTCTAGCCCGTTCCGTTTCAGAGTTGAACATTACTCAGCGTGAATTGCTAGATATTACAGAATCTATTAACCAGGCAACAGCTCTATCGTCCCCTACTATCCAGGCTGCTCAAGCCGGTCTCGTACAGTTAGCACAGGCTATCGGTTCTGACCGTTTAGGCGGTGACGAATTACGTTCCATCCTAGAGAACATTCCACGTGTTGGTCAAGCTGTAGCAGATGGCTTAGGAGTACCCTTCCAGAAACTACGGGAATTAGGTGCTCAAGGTAAACTGACAGCTCAAACAGTATTGGACGCCTTGCGTTCACAGATTGACGTAGTAGATAAAGAATTTGAAAAATTTATACCTTCAATTTCGTTTGCGTTAACTCAATTAGATAATGCCTTCTTGAAGTTTATCGGCCAAGCTGACCAAGCGGCAGGTATTTCTCGAACATTGTCGAGCGCTATCACCTTCTTAGCGGATAATTTTGATAGCCTAGCTAAAGCAGTACTAGCCGCAGGTTCAGTATTGGCAGCTGGTGCAATTGCAGGTGCGATTGGACAGATTATCACAGCTATTCAAGGCTTGAAAGTTGCGCTTGCAGCTTTAATCCCATTCTTGGTTGCAAACCCTATCGGTGCGGTTGTTGCAGGTTTAACAGCAGTTGCTGCAGGCTTAGTTGCGTTCCAAGACAAGATTCGCCCGTTTGAAAATGACATCATCACGTTAGGTGACACCTTCAGCGCAGTCGGCTCCTTGATTAAAGAAGACTTTGCAGATGTGTTCCCGTCAGTAGGGGACTTCATTGATGCAGCAGGCGTTAAGTTTACTAGTTTAATTGATACGGTGACTACAGCAGGCCGAGCTATCCTGGAATTCTTAATCGGGTGGCAGAACAACATCATTGGCTTCTGGGTGGGAGCATTTAACGCTACTCAGTTAATCTTTGAACGCGGCTTTGATGCTTTAATTGACATTGTTAAGACGGACATTACTGAGCTAGGCAATACTTTAATCACAGGCGTTGAAGCTTCAATTAATGCCGTTGCAGACTTACTTGACCTTGATGACCTACGAGTTAGCGTACCACGCCTTGAATTCGATGAAGATGCACGACGTAATGCACGTCAATTCTCTGCTGAATTCAACGGGATTATCTCTGATGCCTTCAATACTGACTTTGTAGGCAATGCTATTGACGGAGTACTGACTCCGCTTGACGACCTGGTAACTCGAATCAAGAATCGTGCTGCTGAAATTGCATTAGCCCGCGAAGCTTTAGAACTTGAAGGTAAAGACGCTCTTAACCGTCAGTTAGGCGTTGGAGCAGAAGATGTAGAGACTGATGGCTTAGAGAAGCTTAAACAATCAGGTGAATCTACTGCTGAAGTGATTGCGGACTTGATTCGTGAGAATTCTATCTTAGCTCAACAGTTAACATTGACTACCAATGAAGCTGAGGACTTTGCAGCGGCTCAAAACATTATCAACCGTCAGCTTGATAACGGTCGTGAAGTGACAGCCTCTCAGGCTCAACAAATCCGCGAGTTGGTCACACAGCAGCGTGAGTTCTCAGAAACACTGGGCGAGCAGCAACGACTGCTACAAGAACTGAATGGTGCTCAGAACCAGTACAATCAAAGCTTACGTGCTGCAGATAACTTGCTGGCTCAAAGTTTGATTACACTTACTGAATACGATAGTATTTTAAGAGACATTAAACTTGACCTTCTTGACGCCTCAACAGTTGGCGTTGACGGTTTTGAACGCGGTATCCTACGACTTGAAGATAGCTTGACAAACTTTGCAGAAACAGCAGAGAACTTTGTCGGCGGCACCTTCCGTAGTCTAGAAGACGCCTTTGTTGAGTTCACCCAGACTGGTAAATTGAGCTTCTCAAGCTTAGTTGATTCTATCCTGGCTGACTTGACACGAATCGCCTTCCGTGACTCAATTGCTCAGCTCTTCGGCTTAGGCGGTGGAGCAGTAGGTAGTGGCGGTGGTGCATTTGAAGGCATCCTTTCAGGTATCGGTAGTTTATTTGGCGGTTTACCAGGTTTTGCACGAGGCGGTAGCTTTGACGTTGACTCTGGTTCGGCAGTAGGTAATCTTGGCGGTACAGATAATCGTCTAATCGCGTTCAGAGCGCGTGATGGTGAGAATGTGACAGTAACTCCACCTGGCGAAAGCAAATCAGGTGGTGAGACAGTCAACAACTTTAACTTTAACATCACTACACCTGACGCAGACAGCTTCGGTCGCTCGCAGTCACAGCTTATGGCGCGTGCTTCTGCCGCAGCTCGTCGTGCATCAACGAGGAATAATTAATGGCTAACCCATTTGTTGAAGAACGCCTACCAGATGAGGTAGAGCGCAATGCTATCGGTGGACCTGGTTTTAAGACGATTGTTACGCCTTTACAATCAGGCCACGAGCAACGAAACATCCAGTGGTCACAGTCTAGAGCAAAGTGGGATATTGGCTACGGCCTATCCCACTTGAATCCTGGTAAGTCGCAGTCCTATCTTAATGTAGTGATTGCGTTCTTCTATGCTCGACGCGGTAAAGCAGTAGGCTTTCGCTTTAAAGACTGGACTGACTTCAATCTTGACAATCAATTGATTGGCGTAGGCGATGATGTGCTAGACACCTTTCAGATTGTGAAAATCTATAATGAAGTGGGTGTAACCTATACCCGTATTCTAAGCAAGATTGTTGACGGCTCTGAGACTGTCACTATTAACGACGTTCCAACAGCAGCTTATACAATCGATTACAATACTGGCATTATCACCCTGGATAATCCGCTACCATTAAACGATATTCTTCGCGTAACCTGTGAGTTTGACGTCCCAGTCCGTTTTGATACGGATGAACTTGACATCACAGCAGTTACGAGTGAAGCAGGTTTTATCGGTTCAATCCCAATTGTAGAGGTAAGACAAGATGGCTAAGACTATCTCAGCTCAGATGCAAGCTCACCTTGCGTCTGAGGTTACATCCCTAGCAACATGCTGGAAGATTACAAGACGAGATGGCACCATTATCCGTATCACTGACCATGATGCGGATATTACTTTTGGAGGCGAGGAATACCTGGCATCCATCGGTGTGTCGCGTTCGGCGGTTCAAGATAAATCAGATATGTCTGTTGATAACATGGAGCTAGCTGGTATCATTGACAGCAATGTGATTACAGATGAAGACATCCGCGGCGGTCGATATGACTACGCTGAAGCGGAATGCTTTATGGTTAACCATGAAGACCCTGACGGTTTTGGAGATATTAAGCTCCGTAAAGGCACAATCGGTGAAGTTCAGGCTAATCCAATCATCGGTAGTTACACCGCAGAGTTCCGTGGTCTATTAGACCGCTTTGCTCAAAATACTATCAATGTATATCAGTCTGAGTGCCGAGTTGACTTAGGTAGCACAAAATGTGGCGTGCTCTTAGAAGCTTCTGAAGTTCTACGTTCTACGGCTTATGAGGTAGGCGATGTTGTATCAGTAGATGCAAGTGCTACAACAACTATTGCTACTCTTGCTACTATTGACCCTGCTCCTGCAGACCCTGACTGGGTATTCTCTGCTGAGTTCTCCACTGTAGTCACTGATACCAATGCAGCACTAGTTCCTCAATGGGGTACCTACCTATTTGATGCTAGTAATGCCGCAGCTTCTACTACTGAAAGCTATGTTGAAGCTGATGTGACAGCCTATGCAGCAGCAATTGACGGTGGCGTAGCTGTAGTTGACTTCTCTGGTGCGGTAGGTAACAACTTCGCTGATGATGACGCTGGTGAGTTTATCTTTACCTTTTATGACGCTGACGATGTTGAAATCTCGCAAGTTACTACTGGGCAAATCTCTTTAGGCGCTATCGGTTGGGCGAGCACCACTACTGTTATTGAAATTATCCCAGCTTTAACTAGAACGGTTCGCTTAACTCTTAAAGCTACGAAAGAAGCTGGTGGTTCAATCATCAACGTTTGTTTCGATATTGAGCGCTTTGACATTCTTGCTACTGCACCTAGTGGCCCAGACGGTCAACGTTTTGGAGGTCTACAATATGTATGTACTGTTGCTGGCACTACTGACAACAGTCAGCCCGTTTACGATACTATTATTGGTAATGATACTGTTGACGGAACCGCAACTTTCACCTGCGAATATAGTTTTACTCAGTATGTTACAGTGGATACCGTTGTAAACAACAGAACCTTTACTATCACAGCTCCTGGGAATGACACCATTGCGATTGACAACTGGTTCAAATATGGACGCGTAGTATTCCTTGATGGTCAGAATAGCTTTAAAGCCTACCAGGTCAAAAAGTATACTCAACTATCAAAGCAAGTTGAGCTTCTTATCGCAGCACCTTACCCCATTCAAATGGGCGATGTGCTGAAAATCCAAGCAGGTTGCGGTAAGACTATTGAAACATATTGTCGGGATAAGTTTGACAATGTTATTAACTTCAGAGGCGAACCGTTTATCCCTGGTTCTAACCAGTTCTTACGCTATCCAGATGCTAAGGGGTAAGATATGAACATTAGAGCGCAAATTGTAGAAGCCGCTAAGTCTTATTTAGACTGTAAGTGGGTTCACCAAGCTCGCAGCGAGACCCGCATGGACTGTGCGGGCCTTCTTGTAAATGTAGGTAAGAAACTTAATCTCCTACCTTCAAATTTTGTAGACTATACCAACTACCAACGCGAACCCGACGGCTTTCGCTTTAAACAGATGTTTGACATGTATGCCGAGATGATTCCGTTCAATCAAGTGCAGGATGGTGATATTGCCATCTTTGGCGAAGGCTTGTACGGCTATCACTGTGGCATACTCTTTTATGAGAATGATACATTATATATTATCCACAGCTATTACGAGCGAGGTAAAGTAGTGATTGAACCTTTCACTCGTAAATGGCGCAAATGTCTTAAATACACCTACAAATATAAAGGGGTATAATCCATGGCACGAATCGTTCTCCCAGTAGCAGGTGCAGTAGTCTCGACTGCTCTTGGTGCAGGTCCAGCAGTAGGTTGGGCTGCGGGTTCACTTATTGCTGGCGTATTCTTCCCGCCTGATTTAGGTAACGTGGTCAATGAGGGAGCTCGTCTAAACGACCTTAAAATCACCAATGCCGATTATGGGGCCATCATGCCTAAGTCCTATGGCACTGTAGGCGGCATCGGTGGCACAGTTATTTGGGCTAAAGACATCATTGAGCAAAAAATCACTAATACTCAAGACGTTGGCGGTAAAGGCGGCGGCGGCGGCACAGTGACATCCATTGAATATAAGTATTTTGGCACCTTTGCGGTTGCTTTCGGTGAAGGTGAGGCAGTGGAAGTGCTTCGTATCTGGGCCGATAATAAAATCTTATTTGACGGACGCTCAAATGCAGATAGCGGTGGCAGTACCTTTGACCGTGGTTTTACTGATTTCACGTTCTACCCTGGCACTGAGACTCAAGGCATTGACCCATTAATTGCTGAAGACCAAGGTGACTTAGCCAATGCCAACCGTGGCGTCTGCTATATCGTCTTTGATAACCTACCTCTGCAAAACTTTGGTAACCGCTTACCTAATATTACAGCAGAGATTAAGTTTGCAGGCGATGCCTCTATTGTTACAGAGATTCCACTAAATACTACTGGCTGGCCAGGAGGCGCAGATAGCGGCTATGACTACTTTGCAGTCGACTTCCGTCAAGGTATTACCTATTCCTTGCACCCTGATTTACTCCCAATTCGTTGGAACTCAGAAACAGCTGAGCCTTTTATTGGCACTACTACTTTAGATGACCAGCTGCGAGCTTGGTACAACCAACCAGGTGTTAACTATCACACCTTGCACCCTATTGTTGCTAAAGATACTGGGGTTATTTACGTTATCTTTGACTCTATCACAGGCTCAGATGGTATCGCAGCTATTAACCCTACGAATATGGAAATAGTTGATGTTTTCCTTATTACTGAGTCTGCTGAGCAAGCTATGACCTCAGTTCTTGTGCCGTCCGGTCTACCTGGTTTAGATATTGAGTACCTAGTATATACAGGGGTCTCAACTACTATGCCTGGCAACCATACCGCGTTCACCATTGCACAGATTAATAACCCAAATAACCCATTCTCAGGTGAGTATGGCGTAAGACTCGTTCACTACCCACCAGATGGCGGATTTGAAACTGACTTTGGTCATCCAACTGAACCAGGCGGCGGTCTAAGTGGAGGTGGCTACCTATCAACAATCACTCGCCCTCTGACTAATGATATTCAGTCTTTTGAGACCTACTTCATTTCAGGTTGGGAAGGCACAGGTCTTGCAGGCGTCGGTGGAGATGAGAGTACTAACTGGCGCATTATTGGTATCGAAGCACAAGCTGTAGGTACTTTAACTGCTAACCCATTAGGTCCATTCTTAACTAAGACTCGTGACTTCTACTATAACCTAGGTGAGCTCCGTGCTCAATTCCCTGAACTACCATGGCCAGGTGTTGAGTGTGGTGTACACTACCAACGACTATCAGCTTTTGATAAGTCCAACTATGATGTGTTTGTAATTCAACTAGCCGTTGAAGACTTAGCGGATGACACTAATACTGAGTTCTTCTACTTTGCGTACAGTTTATCACAGGAAGCTTGGATTTGGGGCTCAGACAACTTCCACTTAAATGAGGAATTTGATTCTGGCGCTTTAACTGATGGTACAATGCAGCATTACCTATTGAACTCAAATACTGCAGGCTTTACCTATAAAGTTGAAGAAAACCTTATCACTGAGTATGACATGTCTACAGGTCAACCGTCTCAGACTTGGCCGGCTAATGTACCTGACACAATTAACTACCTAATCTATGACTCAGATTTAGACGCTATTGTTGACGTGGTATCAGGTCGATTCAATCCAGGCATTATCAACTTTAAGAACGGTCTTCGTCAAGGCGTAGCAGTTCAAGACATTCTAGATGACCTAGCGACTCGAGTAGGTTTTGATTCTAATCCATACTTAGAAACAACTCCAGCCGTTACGCAAGGCTACTTCATTGGCAATGCTGAAGCAGCTCGACAGTCTATTGAACGTCTAAGCGTAGCCTACAAGTTCAACGTTATCGAATCCGACTTCGGTCTGAAGGTGAAGAACTTGTCTGACGCTCCAACTCCAGTAGCTATTACTGAAAGCGAGTTGGTTGAACGCGATAGCATCCTTGAAGAGAGTCGAGTCAGTGAGTCTTCTATGCCTGCAGGCTACAGCTTAACCTTTGTGGATGTGGACTTTGATTACCAACCTACAACTGTTACAGCTAAAGTCTACAACTCTGGCGAGCAAGTTACGCCTTCACAGAATGTAGCAGCGTCTAACTTGAATATCGTGATGGATAAAGACGAAGCTAAACAGTTAGCTGAAGCGGTCCTTGAAACGACTTGGGAGGAACGCTGGGGTGTCAATTATAAGATTGCTCAGAAGTATCTATACCTTGAACCGACTGACTACGTAACGCTTAATGCTGCTAGCGCGGTGTTTGAACATCGTTTGAGCTCAAGTGACCTCGGTACGAACTTGACTATGGAGATTGAAGGTATCAATGCCGATAACTCTACATATACGTCAGATTCGACCTCAGACGGTAATTTAGGCTTCCGTCCGCCTAGTTTACCTTCTGCTAACGATACTCGTCAGTTTATCATCGATACTCCACTGCTACGAGACATTGATTCACCAGGCTCGACTTCAGACCAGGTTTATCATGCAGGTGGCTCTTTTGGAGTAGGTCAATACCAAGGTGCATTGGTACAGAAATCATTAGCAGGTACTGTTTATGCTTCTATCGGTCAGTTTACTTCAAGCGCGTCTTGGGGTACAGTTGTCAGCCCTCTAGACGATACAGACATGCCTTTTACTCCTGACACTACATCGACTCTTGTATTGTCAACGGTAGCAGGTACATTGTCTTCTACAGACGATGATAGCCTATTAACTGACTTCGCCAACGCGATTGCTCTGTATAAATCAGATGGCTCTATTGAGGTAGTGCAAGTTCGAGATGTAGTCGATAATGGAGATAACACTTACACCTGTACTTACATCCTTCGTGGCCGACGTGGCACAGACTATACCACTGGCAACAATGAAGTGGGTTCAGTTTGGGTATCTCTTGACCTAGCAACTACGCAGACTTTCCCTCAACCGCTTGAAGAGGTTAACACCCAGGTGTACTTCAGAACAATCCCAGTTGGTCAAACCGTCTTGGATGCTCGAGTAATTCCTTTCACAAGTGAAGGTAATAGTTTGAAGCCTTATGCTCCTGTGAATGAAGAAGTGACGACTGATAACACTGATATTACTATTACGTGGGAACGTCGGACTCGTATAAACGGTGGCTTACAAAACGGCGAAGGTGAAGTACCATTAAACGAAGATTCTGAAGCGTATGAAATCGACATCTATAATGCATTTGGCGATGCAGTGATTAGAACCTTAAACTCAACAACTACAACTGTTGACTATCTAAACGCTGATATTATCGCAGACTTTGGAGCAATTCCAGCAACTCTGAAGATTGCAGTATACCAGATGAGTGCGCAAGTTGGCCGAGGCTTCTCGGTTATCAAAACATTAGAGGTTGAAAATGTCTAATAACTTACAATGGCGTGAAGTCGCCGCTGCTCAAAACCAGAAAGAGGTTACTATCAACGAGCAGCAGAGTATTTTAGATGCCGCTCTTAGTGATAAACTAGACCTGTCAGGAGGCGGGTCTTTTATCTTAACGGCTGAGCAGTTTACCCAGCATATGACGTTTAAATTTAGCGATGTATCTGACGTAACAATCCCCAATATCAAGAAGTTCTTTATCCTTGACAACCGCGATGGTACAGATACTCTAGAGGTAACTAAAGGGGCTACGACCTTAGAAGTACCTGCAGGCGTTGCACTATCATTCTATAGTTCAGGCGATGTTGATACTGTCACAGTTGTTACAAACTTCACTGTTGAAGTTCAGCAGTATGAAGTAAGCGCTTTTGCACCAGGTCTTCCAGGGGCCAATGAGCTATTAATGGCAGTAGTTGCAAATAGAGATGCAAACTTCCGCCTTAATATGCCTGGTGCACAAGCAGTAGCACAGACAGCGGCAACAGGCCCGAGTGCTTATTCTTTTGATGTGCAAAAGAATGGGGTATCGGTTGGCACTGTTGAGTTTGTAGCTGCAAACCCTGAAGGTTCCTTCCAAACTGCAGCCTTCGCAGTGACATCAGGAGACGTGATTCAAATCTTTGGCTCTGGTACTCCTGACGCTTCTCTAGCTGATGTTGCATTTACTCTAGTAGGAGACTTCGCATGACCGTTAGAATGATTTCTCCTATGCATCCGCTGAATATTATGGGTTTTGACCCTGTTCCGCCGACTGCAGTAGGCGTACAAGTAGTGGTGCCTAATGCTCAAGTGTCAGGCACCTTAAATGATTTTCCTTTGGTCATCACAGAGAGGGATATGCCGACTAATATCTGGGATGATGGAGCAATTAACACATTCCAAGCCTATGACGAAGACGGAACTGCTCTCGACACAGAAGTCGCTTGGTTTGACTCTGCTAACCAACGACTACGTGTCCATGTTAAAGTTCCTACTCTTTCGGCTGTCTCTGATACGGTCGTTAACTTATTCTGGGCAGATACTCCAACAGCGACTTCAGCAGTCTTCACTATGTATGACATCGTAGTCCCATTGAAGGTATTAGCTCAAGGTCAAGTAGCAAACTATGGTACTGAGTCAGTAACCTTACAGTTTGCAGGTACTATTACCTATACAAACCTAGGGGCACTATTCGGTAGCGGAAATGCAGGCATCAGTGCTGCAATGACTGCCAAACCGGACTTTTATGGCTCAATCCATGGTAGACAAAGTGACGCAGACCAAAAGTCAATGCTTGCAATCTACTCCACTACTACTGACGCAACAACTATCACTATTGATGATGGCATCCAAGCAGCCCGCTTTGACAGCGTGAATAGCTGGTTAGACACTTCTCCTGTTCAAGACCCAGGCGTCGGTAACTTCTTCTCAATGGCAATGCGAGTTGATAATGCTACTGAACATAATGTTTGGTTTAATGGTGGCTTTAAAGGCACAGATGGCGCTCCTTCTGCCACTAGCTCTCATGACAACTTCGTGATTGGTATTGCAGCTAACGATACTTTAGACTGGATGGGTGAACTTACAGAGGCACGTATCTCTACTGATATTACCTTCTCTGAGTCTTGGGTACAGTTTGAACACCGCAACTATGACAACACCTCTGAGTACACAGTGGCAAGCCTTACTGAGAACCCAGGCGATGTGCCTCCATATCTTGTTAACGTATCATTCTTACAAGATACAGAAGGCGAACTACCTGGAAGCCAGAATATCACTGACGCCTCTCTGAACAATAACACTGTAACAGTTGTAGGCAACACGAATATTCAAGCCGATGGTTCTGTTTACTTTGACGGTGATGGAGACTACTACCAGATTCCACATTCGGCAGCCGTAAGCGTGGCAAACTCTAATGATATGGTGCTTGAAGTTGAGCTTAACTGGGACGGCGATGGTGATAGCACACAATCTATTCTAAATAAGCGTGATGGTGGTTCAGCAGAAGAATTCCGCATGACTATTAACGGTGGCAACTATGAGTTTATCACCTTTATCTCAGGCAGTGCAGACGTCAACTTGGTCGGTCCAGCAGTAACTAGTGGCGTATGGCACAACTTCCGCATGGAGCGAGTCAGTGGCACCTGGACAATGTACGTAGATGACGTTGAGCAGGTTAGCGCAACTGAATCAAATACTCCATCGTCAAATGGCGCACCTTTGAATATCGGGCACAGTGCCTTTAACGGCACTCGTCAGTATAAAGGCTTTCTACGCAAAGCTAAAATCGTCCAAGTACCATAGGAGTAAACTATGTCTAATAACTTAGGATGGACAACTCTTAATGGCACAGATGATGCTAAGTCTAGTATCATTAATGCCAACAAAGAAATCATGGATGGAGCGCTGTCAGAAGCGCTCGTTATTCCAGTTGATACCGGTAAAGTCCTAACTACTGAAGAATACCAGCAGAACTTTGCATTTGAGTTTGCAGCAGGCAACACGATACTCCAATCTGTTACTATCCCTGATGGCGTTACTAAGATGTTTGCGGTCATTAACCTTAGCCCTACTGCTTCTATGCGTGTTGTGAAAGGTACGACTGAATTCTTTATTGGTCCTGAGAGTGGCGACTTCTATTATACTGAGATTGGGACCGATGCTTTATTCACCGCAGGTCCTCTGAACTCACAAGCAAGCCGCTATCTAGCCTTGAATATCTTTGCCTCTGGTCAATATACCTCTGATGAAATCATCGCAAGCTACGTATGCACCAAGGACTATACTCTTAGCGTAGGACTGCCTGGTTCTATCTTTAAAGCTGAGAATGCGCCGACTGACGCGGCAGCGAGCTTAACTATACTCAAAAACGGAGCCTCAATCGGCAGTATCGACTTCGCGCAGAATGTAGCTGATGCAACGTTTACTTTTGCTACCGAGACTTCATTCGCAACCGGAGACGTAATCACGATTCAAGCTCCTACAGTAGTAGATGCAGGTTTGTCTGACGTCCACGGTGTGCTAGAATTTACAGAAGTTTTACCTGAAGACACTGGCCCAGGAGCTCCGCCGTTAGATTTTGTAACGGTCGGCTCAATTGCCTTTATGCGTCCAGGTCCACACTCTTACTCAACTATCGGCTCTGTGTCTTTTGTGACGCCTGGCCCTCATTCGTATACGACCATCGGTTGTGTTACGTTTGTTAAACCTTCATAGGAGATTAACATGGCTATTTTAGCTTTTGCAACAGGCGGCTCAACAACCGCCAATGGCACGCCGCCTAGCGATTTAGGTACCACTACAGCTTCACGTATTGCTCCTGACGCTCGTGAGGGCTTAGGTGTAAATGAAGGCCTTAGAAACACCTATCAAATGAATTTTGATGAAATTACAGGCGACTATTGGCTAAGCTTTTACTGGTATGCAGACGATGCGAGCTGGGTCTCAAGTGGTACAGAGGCGGTTATTGAAGTACGAGATGGTGCTCAAGAGTCGCTTCGCCTTACAGGTGCAGGTGATGAACTATGTGACCTATCTTGGTGGAATGGTGCTGGCTTTACAACTATCGCTTCTAATATCCCTATGACTGACAACACTCTATACCGTGTTGATATTCAGTATGTTCGAGCTGTTTCAGGTGCTATTCGACTATATATCAACGGCACTTTAAACGTCGAAGATTTGCGCGACACCACTGGTAATACTCTTGACCCAGATAATGTGTTATTTGGTACCCCAGGCGGTCCAGCTGTAGCTGATGCAACCTACTTCTCTTCTATGTTTATCGCTGATGAAGATACTCGTGCAATCACAATGGTGCAGAATACCTTAACAGGTGATGGGGGTACTACTGATATGACTGGCACTTATACAGATGTCAATGATTTCGGTTTGCTAGAAGATACCAACAAGATTACTAGTGGAGCTGCGAACCAAGTCCAGTTAATGACTAAATCAGCTTTACCTGCACCATACAATACAGGTTATGACATTGTGGGTCTTGGCGTCTATGCTCGAGCTGCAGTAGGCATTTCAGGTTCAGCCAATATGGAGTTTGTGCAAGATGACACTGTAAACCAGGTTACTTCAGGCGATATTGCCCTTGATGAATTCCTTAGCCCTAAGACTCATGTCTTTACTACTGCACCTGACGGAGGAGCTTGGGACGTTACCAAACTTGACGCCGCAGAAATCGGAGTGAAGAGTAAAGCTTAAGGAGAGCGTATGATTTTTCCAGCTTGGATGCATGCAGGGGCAATAGCCCTTGCAACTCTAACAGTGGCTACATCTGAACCGCAAGAGTTCACAGCCGAAGCTCAGCAGTGTATGATTGACAATATTTTTTATGAGGCGGTTAGTGAACCGCTTCTCGGCCAGATTCTAGTGGCCGAGGTTGTTAAGAACCGTACCAAAGATAAACGCTGGGGGGATACAATCTGTGAAACAATCTACCAACCAGCGCAATTCTCCTGGACGCTCATCCCAATCTACAAACTGTGGGCCTTCAAGCAAGAAAACCTTGGAGACTATGCCACTATTGTTGCAAATAGTGATTCTATTATGTATGCTGATACCCCGCCTGGCTTCGAAGGTGTTAATCATTATCTACGTTGTGACAGTGAGAGTCCAGAGGGTTGGGAAGACAAGATGGAGTACCTTGGTCAAGTTGGTGCACACTGTTTCTATCGCGATAAATAAGCTTCGGTACGCAGCCTGTTTAGTGCGAGTCTTGAGGCGTAACCGAACAGGACAGAGATATGGAAAACGAGCAAATAGAGACTAAAACGACGCCTAGGCTGGATACATGGCCTAGGCGTCGTCGTATGATGCACCAGGTTTTGGTGTTTTGTATGGCGGTAATCGTATTCTGCTTATGGCGAGAACCCGCACATGGTGATACAGCTATCGAGTATAGCTTCATAGTGATTGGCATTACAGTTCTGGGTTACGTATTCGGCGCTATATTGGATGATAATGCCGTAACCCTGTTTAAGAGGAAATAATTATGCCTTTCATGCAATATTTTAAGTGGGGAGCAATCGTGCTTTTCGTCATTTTGATGCTAAGTGCTTATTCTCATTACAATTCAGTAGTTTCCGAACGAGACTTATTAGTACAGAATAACGCTGTACTTGAAGACGCTTTTGAGAGGGAGCAAGAAGCAACAAAAAAGCTCCAAGCCTTGTTGGACAAGGCATACGAAAAGTTTGATGAGTTTGAAGCCACTCTAGAGGACTTCAACAATAATCAACAAACCGCTCGTAAGGAATTGGAGGCGTTAAATGGCAAATTTAGAAAACACGACCTGGAAGCGCTGGCTAAAAAGAAGCCTGGACTTATTGAAGATAGGCTTAATAATGGCACTCGTGACACTTTCAGGATGCTCGAAGAATCTACTGAACCTAAAACCGACTGAAGTAGTAGTGAATGAGCCGACGGTTATAGTTTTACCGGACCCCCATCCAGTAAAGCTATACAATATTAACTGGGAAGTGATTATAGTCAAAGACGAGGACGGCACAGAGAAGGTTTATTTCGCTCTGTCCCCTGGTGACTACGAAAACCTCTCACTCAATATGGCGGAGATTCTTCGTTGGATTAGTGAAGCTCAATGGCAGCTTCGATACTATCAAAACGAGGTAAATAACAATGGCAATGACAGAGGACGAGACCAAACGAGTCGTGGAGATGGCGGTTCGTGAAACTGTTCCACACGTGGTCAAAGAGACACTCACTAGTTACGGTATTGACGCATCCAATCCTATTGAGGTGCAGAAAGACCAACAACACCTCCGCAAGTGGCGAACGCGACTTGATACCGCTGGCGGTCGATTCTTCTTAGTCGCGTGTTTAGCAGTCATGGGCTTCGGCTCACAGTTACTCGGCTCGGGTGCTGTAGACTGGCTCAAGAGTCTAGTAGCATAATTCCCCTAGGTGGCTTCGGCCGCCTTCCTTCATTTATGGACCTGGAGAAATACCATGAAAACTCAGAAAGGCAAGACGTATAGCAAGGAACACTTGGAGGCAATTCACCCCTTTGCTATCGGTCAACAAAAAGTCTATATTGAGTATATGCTAGAGCATGACTGCTCCGCAGCGTATACGGCGAAACAACTCGGTAAGAATTCGGCTACGGTTGCACATGCTGTACAAGCCGTAGAACGGAAAGCCGCTAAAGGCAATGTCGGTCCTGACTATATGCACCTGGAGCAAGGCGGTCCTTTGGCACCAGGCCAGCACTTAGGTAAGCAAACTGTTCACGTTAAGAACGGTGAAATTGAACAGGTCTGGAACCGCTATGAGTTTGATAAAGACTTTGATAAGCTTGAGCTCCTGAAAGAAGCTATCAGCGCTATGCTGGCTGAGTATCCTGCAGCGGCTTGTATCGACCGAGTCCGTCATAGCTATTATGATGAGAATGTCGTTCCATGGTATAACATCGGTGACGCCCATATTGGTATGCTAGCCCATGAAATGGAAGTAGGCGAGAACTTCGACATCAAGAAGGCGACTCGCGAATTATCCGTTGGTCTATGTAGCCTCATCCGCAATACTGAACCCGCAGCTAAATGTGTTATTAACGACTTCGGCGATGCAACTCACTACGAGAACATGGCTGGCGTCACAGAAGCTAGTGGACACATGCTCGACTGTGACGGTCGCTTTGTTAAGATGATTCAGGCATACGTTACGGTGATGATTGAAGCGATTGACTGTGCTCTTGACGTCCATGATGAAGTTGACGTTATCATCAACCAGGGTAACCACTCTCGGACCAACGACTTGTGGATGGCCCAACTTCTACGAATGCACTACCGCGATGAGCCTCGTGTTAATGTGCTGGATAATACAAATGTCTTCACCTTCTACCGTATGGGCAAGACTCAAGTCCTAACCCACCATTCTGACAAATGTAAACCTGACAAGCTCATCGACGTTCTAATCAATGACGGTCGCAAAGACTTTGGCGAGTGTGAACACCACTATATTTGGGTTGGCCATATTCACCACCGTCACACAAGCAATGAGTTCCGCGGTATTACCATTGAATCGTTCAATACTCTAGCCAACAAAGATAAGTATGCCCATGATGGCGGTTGGCGCAGTCAGCAGTCTATTACCCGTGTTGACCTTCACAAGGAGTATGGTGAAATCGGTCGTGCCACCCTTAATATCCGTGCAGTTCGCGCCATTATCGAGTCGCAAGGAGGTCTATGATGCGCTGTGTGAGTATCGAGTCCCCTTTTGCGGGCAATGAGGAGGACAACCTCCGCTACTTAAGGGCTTGTATGCATGACTGTCTTTTGAGAAGTGAAGCCCCTTTTGCGATGCATGCTCTATATACTCAGGAAGGCGTGCTGGACGATGAAATCCCCGAGCAGCGCCGCCTAGGCATGGACGCAGGCTTTGAGATTAGCTCTCGTTTGGACGCAACCGTGGTCTATACGGACTTAGGCATTTCGAAAGGTATGGAGGAAGGGATTGAGCGAGCGTTGGACGATGGAAGGCCTGTTGAATACCGCTCGCTACCTAACTGGAATTTAGACCTCAGTTCATGGGTTCTTGAGGACTAAATTTTCAACTATGTCGCAGGCTACATGTAAAACTACCGATAAATCATGACCTTTACAGTCACTTATGATGTCTAGGTCTTCTAAATAGGTACCTTCTTTTAACTGTTTGCCATATACGCTGTCGACCAGGTAATATACAGCTTTAGCTCCTGAGCCGACTTGAATTAGAAAGAAGGTTTTACAGCCTGCGAATCTCTTCTTACGATGCCACTGAATTTGTCCTCTGCGAATGTGCTTCAGTGACACAACCCCGCTTTTAGGCATAGGAGCGCATTTAAGCTCCAGCCACACATCGATATTATTGCGAGACAGGACTAAATCAGCAGTGCCATTGCCGCTACTGTTCTCAATGCGCTCGTGGAACCAACCTTTAGGTTTCTGCTTCACACATTTACTGCTTAGGGTCTTTTCGGCCGTTGCGCTCATAGACTGCCTTCCTTAGTTTATTAAACAGGTCAAGTTTAGTAGCTTGTTTGACACACCAAGCCCTTACATTGGCTTCGTACTCATCTTGCTGCCAAAAGTCTGATTCCTTAGGAATTCGGCTTATAAATGAAGCACTAACGCTATGTCGAACTTGCCGATAATGTGTCTCAGGCTCAGGTATATAGAGGAAAAGTACACAGTTCGGAAAGCGAGGACCTTTCTCTACATAAAAGCGAAGTTTTGATAGATTAAATCCACCGTATTTCTTAGCCATTAGAAGCCTCCAAATTCATCAAGTTCAGACATTGGCGGTAGTTTATCTTGTTCCGCCTGGCGAGCCTTCTTACGCTTATGGCGCTCACTTACCATATTAGAGCAGTCAACTCTCTCAGACCCGCGTCCACATCCACCTTCAGGCTTCTTTTTCTTGGTCACAAGGTGAGAGCAGTCCATTTCTTCAAGCTCATCGAGAGTCTTATTGCCTGGTACAAAAGAGCAGATAGCAGACTCGACTTGCTTTTGACGGTCATGCTCTTCTTGCACTTCAGCAGTCCAGTTCATCTCTTCTTGCTTAGCCATCCAGAACTTTTTCCAGATAAAGAAGTAACCTTCACCTCGGTCTTTAATGCACTTTTTAGGTACCCAGACTTTAACAGGCTTGTCGCGGTCGTGCCACTCGATGAGAATAGCTTTACTAGTGGAATTAACTTCCTTAGCGAAAACCTTAACATGGTAGTGTAAAGGGTCTCGGTCGAAGTGGCCAGTACGAGTGCCATCATGTATATATTTTGAACTTAACCAGCGTTCATCAATGTCCATAGCTAAGTCACAGTAATAGTCAGCCATTTCACCCATATCTTCATCTCCTGATGGACCGCAAGGCCCTAGTTGCATAAAGTCGTCGTCTTCCATGTTAAAGCGTGGACTAATAGGTCCGTCTTCACCAAGATACATAGGCTAATCTCCGAATTCAATAGCCGCCATGTAGTTACGCGCCAGGCGTTCAACTTCCTGACATCGCTCAACGGTAAACATACCGATGTGAGTCATAGCGGGAGTTAGACCAAGTTGTTTTGAAAGCCAAGCATAAGCCTGCGGTCGTGATAGGTGTCCTTCACGCCAGATACGGTCGAAGACACGGTGGGCTTGAGACTTAGCCTTGCGAAGCTCTTCATTGGCTAAACGACCTAGAGGGATAATCGTCCCCTTGTGCGTTCCGACGTACGCTCTTTCGTGCGGTCGGAAGTGCGTTCCATCGCACAAGTAGAAGTTCAAGTACGCTAGGTCTTTACGGTGAGGATAGATTTCATTGCCTTTCACCAGACGTGCCACACTGTCACAGTAAGGGCAGCGCACGGGTTTAACTTCTCGCTTGTTACGTCTTTTAGTCATAGTCTAGCTCCAAGTATTTCTGATGAGTTCGAGCTACTCGGCCATCTTCGTACATGATGGCAAATAGCTTACAATGATTGCACCACCCAATAAGATGTACTTTTTTAGGCACTAATGGGTTAAGTCTAATTATCCAACCGGTCACATATGTCATATGTAGATAACCTTTATGTCAGCTTCTTGTAAGTATGATAGCGCTTTTTGAAGGTCTTTAAACCTAGAACTCTGCCTATCGTATCCTTTCGAAGGGCTGTGAATGATTACTGCTTTAATGCCGTTTGGGATGATGTGGTCAATCACACATCGAACACACGGCGAGCGAGTCACAAATAAGTAGCAACCTCGTACGTTAAACGCAGCATTACTAAGCGCATTCGCTTCGGCATGACGCATTAACTCGTTCTTCAGCGCTTTGTCGTTGAGACGCTCTGTCGTGTCTGCAATGCCTGCTGGAAAACCGTTGAAACCTAGGGAGAATTGCCTAAACGAAGGAGGAGCCACACAGGCTCCAACTCCGACTTTAGGGTCTTTACTCCATTCCTTGGCTTCAAGCGCGAGATTCATCCCACGTTGAAGCCATTTGGGGTCTGAGAGTTTGACCTCATTCATACTGCTACCTCCGGTCGTTGAGCCAGCCCTGGCATGATGCACTTACGAGCACCTTCACCTACCATGCCGACATACTCATTAGCATGCCCAGCGATTTCGCTGAATGACCAACCTGGTAATTTAGGAGCCATCGTCATACCATACTTAAGCTCAGAAGTTTCCCAAGTCGCTTTGTTACAACGGTAGTGCTGAATAGCTTCAGTAGCCAACTCCACATGATTGTCGTACATATGAGGATTGCCTAAGAAGGTCGACATACTACCATGGCCTAAGTTGGCAAGCATGCTCAACTTCTCATGCGTGACTGGGTCTGAGTTCGGGGTTCTGATAAGCTCGTACGTCGCTCTTTGACGAATTTCGTGCACAAGTGCATCTACTACGTAAGCAGTGCACATAATGTCGTACGGCAAGCCTACGTACAAATCTGAAGAGCGAATAAAGTAGCTACACATTAATTTACCATTAACAATGTAGAAGCTCATTGCGAAAGGACACGGAACATTCTTTGTGCCCATGTTCATAAGACCGTCATCGCCTGGGTCCCAGGCACAAAGCACAGTACGGCGGTTAGATGGGTCTTTCATCAAGCACTGTACAAGGTCTTCAACTTGGTCACGACCGAAGTGCTTACGCCAGCGATAGCCATAAGCTGCTTTAACCGTTTTACCATCGTCTTCAGTGAAGTCTTTCCAGATACCACAGTATTGCTCAATAAAGGTTGAGTCTTGCTCACCGCGGAAAAACCATGCACACTCAGCAGCCGCAGTTTTCGGGTAGAAGTTGCGAAGCATTGATATTGGCAAGTATTCCGAGAGATTGAAACTAAAGCCAATACCGCTTGTAAATGTATGACAAACCTGGCCTGTTCGCTCATTGATAGTCGGATAAAGCTTAGACGCATCATGGCGCATAAGCTTAAGGGTCTGCTCAATGATTTGGAAATAAAGAGCATCAAAGCCTAAGCCAGCTCGACAGCTGGCTGTTGGCATCATTAATTGGCTGTTAGTACTCATTAACGCGCTCCAATAGCTGGGAATGCTTCTGGGTTCATTAACCACTCAGCATAGAAGTTACTGTAGTTCACCAGGTCAAGCACAGAGTCTAATACGCTCTCATTGTTGACTTCACCTTTGAACGTGTCAGGGTTGAGGTTTTTCAGACGCTCAATCTTCATGTGCAACATTTGCAGGAAGCTTGTATGTCCGAATGGGAAGTAGCCGCTCCAATGACCGTAGTCATTATCTTTCTTAGCATGCAGCTTAGCCACATGAATAGCGACAGGCGATAGACTGAACACCCAATCGTGGTTTGGTGGTTGCCAACCTTCAGGTTTGACAGCATCATTACCGCCAGACTCAGGACGCTTAGCCAACTTGCCTTTCTTCTTAGCCAGGTTAGCAAGGATGATGTCTTCAAAGCAGTGACCTGCAGGAACATTCATCTCTAGCACTGCGCCAAGACCGAAAACATCCATGTCTAAGAAGGCATCGATAACTTCCCCATGGTCACCACGCTGGTATGCTGCAATAGCTTCTTCAAGCTCTTCAAGGCAGGCTTTCACACGAAATACAAAGCGCTCAGGAGTTAATGGCTTAACACCGCTATCGTCAGCTTTAAGGTCGAGCACTTCGCCATTAAAGTCAGCTGTGCGATTATAGCATTGAGCTAATAGCTTTTGCACGCGTTCTACTTCATCGTGTAGCTCTTGCTCTACATGAGGGCTTAAAAGTATTTGTTTATCAATCATTGACTGTCTCCGTTAACGAAATAGACCTGATAATTATATCAGGTCTTTAATAGCTTTTATCAAACGATTGGCCTTGCGATTATTCAGACTTGTTTTCCAATTGCAAATCCGCTTTACGAGTGACGACCACATCATGCTTAATCTGTTCGGCAGATTTGGGCGCAACGATAGTAGTCACCCCCAGGACTACGTATGAATTGCCATATTTAGCCGCCATGTCTTGAGCATCGCTAATAGCTTCATCTTCGTCTAGGTATTTCTTCAATGGCGGCTGCGTAGGGCAGCTACGGTCGTGAATGTTGTAGCGCATATCATCATGCACACCAGCAATCATGAAGAAGTCATTTTGTACTGCCAACTGTTCACGCTCTGCATCTTGACGATGTGCTTCAACCATCTTGTCAATGTCACATTGCATTTCCAAAGGGAACAGGAATGCAAAGCCACGACGTGTTTCTGGGATTGGGTCAAGGATGTCAAGCTGTTTCGGTGCCAAAGCAGTCAGTGCAAAGCGCGAAGTCTTATCGGCTGGATATGGCACACCTTGAGGTGACAGCTTCCAGGCGACGCGGAATGATGAAGTGCCTACTTCTTCGATTACACCAATAGCGCCATTACGGTCGCCTTGCTTACCATTGATTACAGCCTGGCCTTTCTTCAGTAGAGTTTCTTTCTTGCTCATAAGTCTAGCTCCTAGTTAAGGATGTCAAATTCCCAAGGCTCAACGCCTTCAGGTACAACAGTTTTTACGCAGTCACCAACAATGTCATAGCCCCAACCTTGGTCTCGGTTAGCACAAGAAAGGTGACTTAATACATTTGAGCGAGTCATATCAAATTTTGACATACACTCAACGATAGGTTGCGGAGTATCCTGCAAGAAGAACTCGCAAACCATACCACGCTTGCTTTGTTTCTTCAATGGTTTAAAACCTTCAGGATTTACTTCTTTACCAGCTGAACGCTGCTTCTTCGGCTTTTGAACGATGATGCCAGAAATATCTTCACCCTTCGCCTCCATAGCGTCCACAGCTTCTGCCGTCATTACTTTCGGCACTTCAGCACCAAGCTCTTTCATAATGATAGAAGCTCGAAGCCAATCTTTGTTCATGCCTAGTTTAGCAAAGTGGTGCCACTTCTCTAGCAAGAACTCTTTCCAGAATTCGACGTCCATGTCGTAACGCTGGCACGGCTCTTGACGGCCGTTGTTTAGCACGTTTATTTCCCCGCAGTGATTGGCAACGTCCCAGCCTTGAAAATTAAATGGGTCGAAGACCAACGAACGCTTAGGACCCTGGATAATAAGGGCTCTAGCATATCCATTGCCTGCTGGCTCTTTAATATGATAGTTTTGAGGTAAAACCTTGTTAGCATGTGCGCCAGCATAGTAGACTCTGATTAATTCGACTTTCATAGTTTGTGCTCTTGTGTCGTTGATTTAAGATAATTATACTATTATTCGGCGATAAGTAACCTTGCATTAGTCCAGGTAGTTATACTTCTTTTTCAAGTGGTTAAGAGCTCTGCCATAAGCCTGCGGAACGACGCAAATCATGGTCTGAATGTCTTTAGAAGAATAGCCTTTAAGGAACATATCCCAAAGTATTTCCATGTCTTTATTGGGCAAGTACTCCATTGAGACACCCATCTGTTGAGCACGGCGTTGAATAAATCGCCATTCAAGCCCTGGTAGGCGGCGCATTGTTTCTACTTTACCCAATTCGTTAATAGCTTTGATAGTATCGCGCTCATGTAGGCTTAAACGGTATTGTCCAGTGCAACGAGTAATGCTTTGACGGTGCGCTGCAGACTGAATAGAACTCCAGGAATGCTGAGGCCAGATGGCTTCAATTACATGTCGCGGTGCATAAGGGTAGAACAGTTCTAAGCAACTAAGTTCAGACTCGGTCCAACGCTCGCCTGTCACAGCTTCAATCACATCTAAACTACGACGGATTTTGCGGAGAGTAGCTTTGACTTTGATACCACCCCAATTTCGGCCTGGTAATGCAGCTAAGACTTCTTCTTTAGGAGCCCGAGGATACAGTTTCTCAAGGATTTCATACTCTTCCTGTGTCCAGTTAGGTTGGCGGTGCCCTTGTCGAACCAAGGTCTTCTGCTCTACAAATCGAGGAGCGTCTAATAAATCAAGCATAGGCTTTCTCCATTCCATAACAGTTAGCTTTAATCAGGTTTTCAAGGCGGTCAAGGTACTTGACTCGATGGGCAGATTTGCCGATTCGTAAAACCTGAGTTCGCAAGTATTGGTATTCAGTAATTCTACCTTGGTCATAGAATTCCTCAAGCTTCATGTAGCAGATTCGATGCACATAATTCGAAGAGAGCTCGAACTTCTCTGCAATGTCTGAACAGGTCATCTCAGGGTCCATGAACAGTGCCATAATCAGGTCAATGTCTTCATCAGGCAGCATACAATTGCGCTCTGTCAGACCTAGACGCTGTGCACGAGAGTAGATACTTACTTTAGTACGGTGTGAGAGGTAACGCTGTTGAACCGTCTCAGCACCAATGAGCTTGAACCAGCGACGAAGAATTTGGTCCTCCTCAGGAGTATAGTCTTTAGAATACTCTTTGTTGGAGTCCTTGCGGATGTTGAGTTTATGTAGACGGCCTTTAATGGCTCCTATTGTACGGCCAGGTAGCATACCGACCAGGAGTTTATTTGGAGTAGTGGCGCCGTGATTAAGAAGTATATTGTCTTCGAGAGCAGTCCACGCATTCATGTTATTGGTAGCAGCCATATTCAGGTCTCGTTGTCGTTTAAAGATACTGTAATAATAGACTGCATAACCGCTGAAGTAATCAAACATTAAGCCAATAAAAAAGCTCCCGTGACAAGGGAGCCTTTTAATTACTTACACAATACGTAGAAACAATCATCGGTGGTTAATCGGATGGTTGTGTGCTATTCTCATAGCTGGTAGCCCTCTAGACTCTCGACTGGCGTAACTTCGGTCTCACGGTCGGTAAACGGTGATAGCAGTTACAATCTAGAGGGCTAGCAGCTATGCACTCAAGGTAGCATGTCTAGTGGACCTTAAGTGATAGCCGGGGAGAATTGCGGTACTCCCTAACTCTAGCTCTTTTTATGGAGCTCAGGCTGAGACAGTAAGCGGAACATGATGAACACTAAGCCCATAAGGCGGTAAACCCATTCCGATGCTGTTTGTGGAACTACGTTATCAGCTAGCCACCACTCAGCAATGGTGTAAATAAGAGCAATCTGAACTGAGTGCATCTTAAGGGCTGATTTCCAGTTGTCAATAAGTTTCATAAACTTACTCCTGAACGTTGGCGATGGATGCGGGACTCGAACCCGCGACTCCTTGATTAACAGTCAAGCACTCTACCAACTGAGTTAATCCATCAACTCGAAAGACTCTCTGTCTGGAGATACTCCTAGACTTCTAATCTCTTACCCGTCATTATCGTGGCAGCAGGTAACTTGTCACATCCACGCTAGTCTATTGATTAGAATTTAAGAGCCTTTCGAGTTGCCCTCTGTAAGCTTAAGGAGGCCAGAGGGCTACCCGGTTAAGCAGTAGGGTCTACTGCATCACCTTTTTTGTCACCACCTTTTTTAGCTTTTTCTGCTTTTTCTGCGGCTTTCGCTTCAGCTTTAGCTTTCTTTTCAGCCGCTTTCTTTTCAGCGTTGCGAGCTTTAGTGATGTCACGTGAAGTTTGCACCTTCGGGTTTTCTTCACGGATTTTGTTACGGTACCAGTTGATGGAAGCTTTCTTAGTCTTCGCATCAGGGAAGGCTTTAAGCACTTCAGCTAGTGCTTCGTCGTTGTCTTTACCCGCTAGGATTGCTGCAGTAGCAACGCTTGCGATAGTTGGACCTTCAGAAGGCTGACGACCGCGAGGTTTTTTCACTACTTCGTCTTTTGCTTTATCACCTGCTTTACCAACACCTTTACCTTTATTCTCAGCCATAATCGAGTTCCTCTTGTTTGTTAGTCTGCGTCATCGCTTAAGTTGAATTAAACTATAAACACTCTTAGTTGAGTTGTTAACCAGCAAATGATTATTTAGCTAAATACGCTTGGTCTATCGCGTCTAAGTAGTCTCGTAATGCTTGACCAACAACTGATTCACGTACTTCGGCCTTGGCAATAAGGTTCTCAATAATTCTTGTTTCAACGAGTCCAGGGTAGATGAGGTCTGTGAGCCAGACTGAATTACCTCCCACAACAGTTGCTCTCTCGTTTGCCTGATTACGCACTTCCGCGTTATAGGTATGTGAATACCAAACCATACCGCCCGCTGCTGAAAGGTTGAGACCTTCCCCCGCGGACATAGGCTGTCCGATGAAGAGTCGGGTTTTAGGGTCATCTCTAAAGCTATCGATAGCGTCGTTCTTCTCATCTTCTTTCACGCCTCCATAATAGCGCACTGGATTATACTGCTTAAGTTCCTTATACAGCATTTCAATGTCATAGCGGAAGTTACACCAGATAATTACCTTTTCGTCGGTATCTTCTAGCAGCTCTTTAAGCGCTATTACCTTTGGATTGTCTTTAGGCTTGACGATTTCATAGATTTCATTGGCCTCAGTATCTTTGATGAATCCGCTGGTGATAGTCTGAAGTTTGATGTTGAGTGGACCGCCTTCCAGGATTTCAACAACTATATCATCTAGGTCCTGGGTTTGAAGCGTCACGCATAATTCATCTATTGCTTCACGGTACTTAGCTTCTTGCTTCGGAGACAGTTCGAGGTACATCGGCTTCTCGATTAGCTCCGGAAGGTCTTCACAGTCTGAACGCCGCACTAAACTTGAGTATTTTGCAAGCTTCATGCGTAAGTTGTCCAGGTTCTTGTACTCTTTGAGCTTAGGGAAGGTTCGACCGCCAGCTCCATAGCCATCTTCATACGTGGCATAGAAGTTCTTGAAGTCGTCATACTTATCAAACCCAAGTAGACCTGGCGCAAGCAGTTCATATTGGCTGAAGCACTTTAATGGACTGTTGTCCATGACGGAACCGGTCAAGATACGCTTATGAGAGGCTCGCTTCGCTAAGCCCCTGGCTCGCTTCGTGCGTTTGGAGCCGGGCGTGCCAAACTTGTGGGATTCGTCAAATACTACCATAAAGCGAGGGTATCGTTTCATCCAGCGGATGATGTGAGCCTTACATTGGTCAAATTGTAACGAGTCAATAGGGATAGTTAGAACGCCCATCTTCATGCCTAGTATAGACTCAAGAGCACCTTTGAACTCAGGTTGTCTAGCGTCTCGCTTAGGGTGAGAGTAGTAGAATGCGTTATATGGCACGCAATCCCAACCGTGAACAGGTAGCTCGCGGAGTACCCAGTTACTGTGCACACCATTGGGCGCAAAGACCAACACGCCATCAATCTGATTCTCACAGAAGAGATAACTAGCTTGGTCAATGATGAGCTTAGTCTTACCGGTACGCATTTGCCACAATAGGGCGCGGATTTTATTATCCTTTGAAAGTTGAAACTCCTTATGCTGGTGAGCATAAGGAGTTGTCTTCATTCGTGGGTCTGGTTTAGTCATTACCATAGAGCTGGTACCTTACTTCTTAGCGCTGCTTTTTCCTTAGCGCGGTTGATTCGTCTCTCGCGACGTCGGGTGATACCGTTCTCAATCTTCATTGGGAACTCTGAATCACGCCATTGACGCATCTCACGTTTAGCCATCACATCACAGCGGTGATTAAAGAATGCCTGGTGGCTAGAGTGTTTAGGCTGGTGACCTTTGATAGTCTTAATCTTGATAGCTAGAGCATCCATGATATTCTTAGCCGCTGTCACCAAACGGTATAGTTCTCGTTGTGAAGGGGTGATACGACGGAAAGCTTCGCGGATACCTGGTGCATCAGTGACAATAGTCACAGTCTTGAAAGACTTCAAGTCAACAGTCTCAGCGGCATGTAGAACTCCCATGCATACTGCGATTAATTCAGCAGTGACGGAGTTGCGAACAGTTAAGTGGAATCGGCCTTTATGCTTTTGATATGCCTTTCTGTCTTTATCTTCTACAAGACAGATACCAAAGCCAGAGCATCCCGTGTTAGGACAGAATGAGCCGTCAGTAAAAATCCTCAGGTGGTTTTCCATAGAATTTACTCTGTTATTAATGACAGTATAAATATAAAACGACCGCACGCATCAGTAAACAAGCGAACGGCCGTAATAGTAGTTTAGGTGAAAGCTCCTTTAACAGTTACCCCGATAGTATAGAAAGCTTCATACCCTAGGTCTTCCAGCTCTTTTACTCTCTGCTTTGCTCGTGGAGGACCTAAGCCAGTTCGAGATACTGAGCGGTCATAGAGCAGGTTGTTGTCACGGATATAGTAGATATAAATCCAGTCATTTGGTTTAGCAGGTTTGACATCCATAATCATTTCCTATATCTAATACCTTGCCAGCCTTCAGCTGCAACTGGACAACCTTTACCCCATGGAGGCAGTGTTGCCATCAAGTCTTCAAACTCCTTGTAGTCACCTTGACCTTCTGGAGCTTCAGCTAACAGTTCATCGTGCACCGATGCAATCACGTCGTATTTACCATCTTTAGCAATACCTCGGATTGCAAATCCCATGAAGTCACGAGCGATAGCTTGCACCACGTTCTCCGTGAGCTTTCCGCCGTAGGTGTCTGTACGAACCCACTTCTTGGTCATACCGTCAACACTCATATAAGTCAGTGCGTCGGTCGTTCCGCCCCAAGGTAGTGACTTCTTCTTGACTCTAGGCTCACGATAATAAAGCACACGGCCACTCGGTAGCTTACATCGTAAGAAGCCGTTGCTGAACTTAAAGAGTAGCTTCTCGCCGCAACGAACAACCTTACCTTTGTTTTTAACTGCTCTGATTGCGCACTTCTCGATGTTTGACCAAAATGCTTTCACTTTAGAGTAGCGGATACGGTAGGCATCTACTACAGTTTGAGCTAGTTCGTCAGAGATGACAGTATCATAAGAGTCGAATAGCGTGAATTGGAATTTACTCCAACCCATTTGGTATCCAAGCCCTAGAATCGCTTGCTTACCCATACGACGCTCTTCACCTTCTTTGTCAATCTCGTGGTATTCTTTATGGTAGATTGAGCAGGCCATATCAATATAGATGTCTTTACCGCTGAAGAATACGTCAAGGCCTTTCTTGTCGTTAACCAGCCAAATAAGAACACGTGCTTCAATGGATGAGTAGTCAGCTACGATTAGTTCTTTACCAGGGGCAGCCATGATAGCACCGCGGAGTGCACTTGATAGGACTTCCATAACTGACAGCTTAGGACTCCACATCATCTCAATGAGCTCACGGTCGCCAGTACGAATGATTTCAGCGGCTGCAAATGAACCTTTAGGTTTGAGACTACCACGAGGGAAGTTGTGCGGCTGGATGCCTTTACCTGTCCAACGACCTGTACCAGCGCCGTGATACATTAGCATATCTCGCACTCGTTGGTCTGGGACGAGTTTGTCTCGCATGCCTTTATACTTAGCAGTTGAGGAGCGGTTGATGTCAATACACAGCTCTAGGACTCGTTTGACGTTATCATCTACCGTTGCCATGGCTTCTTCGTTCTTCAAGGCCCGTTTGATTGTCTTACCCTTGGTGTCAGGTAAGTCGAGAGTACTATTCTCGTTCACGTGCTTCAACAGTGCTTGTCGCTGAGTACCTGCTCTTAACTTGCCGCCTGTTACTTCATATAGCTCATTATTGAGAATTTCCGTTTGTTCGGCAATAATATCAAGGGCTTTGTTTACCATCAGCGCATCGAAATACACGCCTCGCCAGTTGATTTCTTGGTCTATGAGCCAGAGCTCAAGTTCTTCAGGAGGGAGAGGCGGAAGAGTGTTAGATAGAGCTTCTTCCGCGATAACATCCTGTTTGCAATAATCAAAGAGCCCTTGGAACATCTCTCTGCTTTCGTGCCACAGTGTTGGCCAGTCTTCTTCAAACGGTCCATATTGCATCACCAATTCTTTCTTTTGAAGTTTAGTAGGCTTACGAGGTTTACACATCTTAAGCATGAGCTTTTTACCGTCAGCACTTTTCTGCTTATCTACGTTCATGCCTAGGGCACGAGTTGCACCATCAAGGTCACGAGGGATAGCACACATAGCTGCGCGGGATGCTGAACATCGCCACTGATTAGCTGGCATCTCAGGCCAGCCAAATCTTTTGACCATGATATTTGTCCAGATGCATCGTTCAAAGAAGGCGTTATGGGCTTCTACTTCAGCTCCATTGGCAATGTCACTGAATAGTGCATCAAGAGCTGCTTGAACCATCTCAGGCGGCTCACCAGAGAGTTCACATTCTTCAATACCTAAGTGTGGGAAGGCAGGATGCCATAGAAAGGACTCTTCGTCGCCTGGCCATTTGAAAGCCATGCACAAAGCTTCAGTAGTACTGTCAAGGCTGTACTTATAGCCTCCTGCTTTCTTGAGGTCACAGGTAGACCTAGTCTCAAAGTCGATAGTAATCATCGTTGTTTAATCCTATCTAAGTCTTGAGGGTCAACTTCATTTAAGAAGTCTTCGCCCAAGTCGGCTACAGTATTCAAAAACTTAGCCCGATTGATTTCTTCTTTAGTAATACCGCACTTTCGACCTGCAGAATAGACGTTCTGCTTCAACGCATTACCGAGCTCAACTATGCGGTCAGCTTGCTCAATGCGTCGCCCCAGGTCTTTGAGAATTTCTTCTCGTGAGATGGCTAGTTCTTCGTAGTTAGGAATATTAGCCATATCAGGGGTCTTAGTATTCATGTCACGTGGCATATACTTACCTCCATATAAAATAATAAGCCAGACTCGCGTCTGGCTTAATCAGCATTTATCTATGATTCATGGTCTATTAGATAGGAACTAACTCAGAGCAGGCTTTCTGCGTAATCAGGATGCCAACGATGCGCTCTTCAATGGCCACAATATCTTCACCTTCAACTACCGGTAAGAATGCAGTGTAGATATAGCCCTGGAGATTACAGATTGCAGCAGGATTGTCTACCGCTTCATGTCCGAGGATAACGCCATCTTTCTTGACCAAATGGGAGGGAACACTGTCCATGATTAAAGGCATCAAAGGCGCTTCCATGAACGGGATGCATTCGGTGCCAACTACTGTGGCATCGTGGATTACTTCTTTACCATCAACAAAGCTTGAGTCTGCGTTGATTTCATGCATACAGCCAATGCCCATGAGGGTAAAGGCGTCTACTTCGTTTTCAGAGACTGGAAGCTCATGCATTACATGAGGAGTCAAGCCTGAATTAACATAGGCTGCTGAACCAATAGGTTTGAACTCTTCAGCTGCTACGGCCGCCCAGGTCAATAAACAGGCCACCAGAATTAGTGCAATTCCTAGTAAGTTTGATTTATTCATAGGTTAACTTCCTTTTAGTTGTTGACTGAGTCCATCCAATCTGACATACCGCCTTCATCGTCATCAGGGATGATATTTTCGTTAGTTATCGCTTGGTGCTCAGTAATGAAAACAAAGCCGAAAGTCGGGTAATAGGCAAAGTCTATATCCCAGGACTTAGATTTGTCTGCCAATTCAGGCACCTTGTAATCCTTGGCTGCTTGCACAAAGAAGGATTGATTGTACTCAACAATAGAGTCGCCATGAGCCTGCGAAATCTTTTGTCGGGATTTATTGGCGTCATTAATAACGCCTTCTAGTTCTAATCGCTGCTGCTCCAAGGTAGCTGCTCTCTCATAACAAGCATCGATTTCAGCGTCAATCGTCTCAATCGATTTATCAGCTCGGTCAATCGTATCGTTATAAGGTGCAAGACTTTGCTGCAGAGCATCTGTGCGGTCTACCATTTCTGCGAAATAACGAGAAATCGGTGTGTTCTTACGGCCTTGGTCTTGGAGTAATATCATTTTAGGCTTTGCCATCGTCTTTCGCTCCCCAGGTATCGACTTCGTGAGACATAGAGTTTAGGAAGTGGCTCATGATTGGCGCGATGCCACCGTTTAAAAAGCCTAGCATCTTAATCGAGATGTCATGGATTTTACGGCAGAGGTTCTTTAAGAAGCTAAAGCATCGGTGTTGGAATGTGCCTGGTTGAAATTCACCCTCTTTCATCAAACAGGTATTGCCCAACATGAGAGCCATACTTGCTAACTCGTAAGTTGCCTTATAAGTTGGTTGGTTGATAGAAATTGCATGCGGTCGTGACACTACCACATGGGTGTTTAATACCTCTGGCTTTAAGCCACGGGTAAACTTTGTGAACTCTGGCGCTAAGACCAGAGCTTTTAATTCTTGTGCTAGTTTCAAGCCTGTTGTGTTCACTCTGCTTTTATCACCACCTGAATGCTTAATCCCATACTCGCGAGCTTCGGATAGTTTGATGGCGTATTTTGAGAATTCATTGAGCACGCTTTGCAGAGTTAAGCAGTATGGTGTTACTGGTTTATTTTTCATTATGTTACGTCTCGATGAGTTGCTGATATTATGATATTAGTCACTAACCGCTTTAGCGTAAACAAGCGAACAGCTCAAAAAAGATACCCAGCGCGATAAAATGCGCACTAATATCGAGAGGAGAATACCATGCCACGCACCCAATCACCCTTGGCGTTTTATCAAAACGTCGTTAATATGTCTTTAAGAGCAGACCTTATCCGTCGCGGAATCTTATTTGCGCTAGGTGACAATGTAGAAGTACCAGGTACTGGAGGCTCAGTAACCTATGTGATTGAGCCTTCAGATAGTGTAACAGTATTGTCGCAGCTTGCTCTTTCAGGTCGAATGGCGACTTTAGGGATGAAATTCTATGAAGGCGTCACTTTTACACCTGGTACAGGGACTGAAATTTTTGGTTTGAACTTAAACCGTGTACTAGCTCCAGAGACTACGCCTGACACGAAAGTCTATCGAGATGCTACTATTACGGACTTCGGTACTCAGTTAGCCGGCTGGGAATACCTAGCTGTTGAAGCTCCAAATAATAGACGCTATATTGATGCAGACTTTGAGTTTCCAATCGCTCTTACCCCTGGAGTATGTTATGCCCTTGAGTTTATCAATCCTGATAACCCAGTAGGAGAGAAAGACTTGTTCATCTCGATGCTATATGTTGATGATATTCTAGATGTATTAGCCCCGAACTAATAAATAAAAAGCCCGCTGGTCAGCGGGCTTTTTCTATTAAGGATGCGATTTACGCTAGTGGGTCGTCATCATCGTCGTCATCAGAGCCATCTTGGTGACCTGCACCAATCATGCCTTCTAAATCATCATCGTCCCAATCGTCATCAGCGAAGTCATCTTCAGCAGACGTACGGCTAGAGAATGATTCATCATCAGCCAGTTTCTGAATATTGTATAGACCGAAGGCAGCACCTTTACCGATGTTGTCATAGCCGTATACAGTCAATGTTGCGCGACACCAGCAACCTGCGTATAGTTCTTCAGGGTCGTCAATTTCGACGCCGTCCAAATCAATTACGCCTGGACGCATTTTAGAAGAAGCGGAAGCAAAGCGACAGCCGTCACCGTAACCGTCTAAATCAGGCTTTTCGTCACCATCGCGAAGAGGTTGCTTGATGTTAGATGGAATCTTTTTACCTTTCGCGATTTTGAACTTGTCACGAATAGCAGTATCAGCAGCTTTTTCCATAGCTTTAAACGATGCTAGTTGTTTCTTGTTCATCTTCTCAGGGTAGAACAACATAGAGATGCTGTACTTAGGAGCTGAGCCTTCGTATGACGAAGGAGCGAATACGTTAGGGAAAGATAGACGGAATGGGGGTGTGCGAAGTTTCACACGTTCTTGCTTAGCCATAATTGGCCTCCTTATTTTAATTGCACCATGCACGAGTTTACTACTTTCATTCAAAAGGAGTGTTCTTGTTGAGAACGATGTAACTATAAGCTTAGTCACATCGTTCGTATACCAGCAAGTTACTTACCGGGGATTGCTAGTTCATCTTCATCATCATCGTCGTCATCAAAGTCAGATGCTGCAGAAATACGTACTTCTGCTCGTTTATCGCTCATCGGCACTACAGTCGTGCCGCTCGATTCAGATAAGATTAGTGCTTCGAGCTCTTCGCATTCCGGAAGCAATTTAAGCATCTGGGCTGGTGTGAGTAGTTTCTCTTGAATATACTCGCCTTTCTTAAATCGCTTCTTCTTCATCAGCTTGATAACTGCTTCTTCATCCGTGTATTTCTTAGTGGCACGTTTAGCCACACGTTTGAAGCCAGGAATAGTATGCCCATTCATGGTGAAGTTATCAGCTCCTTGCTCAACAGCTTTAAGCCACTTCTTCAACATCGGCACCCAGAGCATAGCACGATGGAGCTGTTCCTGGGTTTGAGGTAGAGGAAGCGCATCGAGTTTAGCAGGTGGCTCATCGACCATGAAATCGTTCTGAGCATTGGCAACCATCTCTTGCGTGAACTTAGGACAGTCAACCACTGCATCACACCATTGACATGCTTCTTCACACGCATGAAGGTATGGAGATACAGTTTCAACAATCTTAATCTTCAAGTAGTCCGGGTCGTCACAGTATTGCTCTTCGACTTCACGAACCATTTCTTCTACTTCAACACAAGTCTCAGCAGCTGGAAAGGCTGTGTCTGCAAAGTAGTCATAGATGTATTGACCTGTTGTATACCATACACGACATTCACCGCCAGAGTGGAAAGCACGAGGTTGCACGATATGTAAAGCCACTTGGTCATACATTGGCAAGTTCTCACCAGCATAAGCCGCAGCATAGTACATAAGCTGACTGTTGTCATCGGGGTCAACTGCAATACCTGCTCCATACTTGAAGTCGACGATATGCAAGACACCATCAATAAAGGCTTCTAAGATGAAATCCGAGGTACCAAACATATGTTTAGTCCATTCATGCTTAGGCGCTTTCTTTTTAATGTCTGTCCAGAGTTCAACTAGACTACCTGACTTCTCAATGAATTCTTCTGAGTCAAACAGGCACTGACTGCGGAGGGTGTCAATATACTCAAGGTAGCATTGCACTGCATCTACCATTTCTTCAGTAACAACAAAGACATACTCATGTCCGGTGTCCGCCTTAATGTCATCGTCAGACACAGACGCATCGAAAAGCGGTCCTTCAGGTACAACCTTCATGCCTTCGTATTCTGATGCGTTGGTATTGTGCTCAAGACAGTGTTCACATAAGAAGTGAGCAGCTGAACCTTCAGCAGCATAGACCGTTTGACCACGTTTAAGCGCCGGGTCGACACGTAATGATAGGGAAACTGAACCGTTACAGTTAATCCAGCGGTGAGAGCCCGATGCGGATAGGACCGCGTGAGCTCGTTCGTCTGGCGTCCGTAAATCTCTATTCTCAGCCATATTGCTCTCCAAAGTAATAAGCCAGGAATTGCTTCCTGGCTTGATCAGTAGAATGGGTTATTATGCTAGTGGGTCATCGTCACCGCTAATAGCCGCCATTAAATCACCGTACTCGCTCTCTTCAACGTCTGACAGACACTTGGCTGGTGTCGGTAGACCGGCAAGGATGCCGCCGAGGGCTTTCTTACCTGCTGCTTGAGTTTTATACGATTTCATGAATTTACCTAGTTCTGCTCGGATGTCGTCGAGGGTGTATTCAGGAGCATCACCTTCATCTGATTCTTCTTCGCCTTCTTCATCATCCGCTTCAGGTTCTTCGTCGTCAGCCGATTCTTCTTCTTCAGGTTCTTCTTCAGCGTCTTCAGACTCTTCTTCCGAAGCTTCTTCAGCTTCTTCAGGGTCTTCTTCTGGCTCTTCGTCAGCTTGCTCTTCTTCATCAGCAACCTCTTTAGCCGCAGCTTCATCAACAGTTGGCTCAGGGCCAGAACCGCTTTCGCCTACATTGTTAACAACCGTTGTGGTCGGTAGGGCGCCGCCGGCGATTAGCTCTAGGATTTGCATTGCCAAAGTAGGACTTACTTCAACAGATAATTTAACAGTCTTAGACATATGATTCTTTCCTTCTGTACGCTCAATGAACTCGTATATAATAAAGGCTAATGATTGCGGTTTAAACAAGCATTAGCCTAGCATATTACTTTTTAATAGGTGTGACTTTAGAATTGTCGTTAGCTTTGACAGCTTCGCGGGCTTCTTTTACAAATGTATGAACATTAACAGGTTTGTCATCTTCAGGCTCGAACTCTCGGGCTGTACCCTTAGTGAACTTAATACAGTACAGAGCCAGAATCTTCGTGCCTTCACCGCGGGTGTGGAGGATTGGTTCCCAAAGCTCCTGGTTACGTACAACTAGAATGTCGTCGCGGATGTAACCATCTTTGGTGCGATATTTGACATCCTGTCGATACAAGCAGCCTTTATCTTTTAAATAGGTGCACACTGTGCCCTGACGAATCTTAGTAAAGCCTGCATCTTTAAGCAATTGAATAATGTCTCGTAAACCGAACACATCATACTTAAAGGTACCTTCTTTATTATCAATCAAGTAGTCAAGTTCTGCTTGCCAGTCAGAGCGATTAGCTTTAATCATTTGTTTGAAAGCTTTGGTCTGCTTAGGTAGAACATGAGGATTGAAGTTTGAAAGGTCACGAGACATTAGTTTATGCATGATAGCAGATAAAGCTGCTTGATAGTCTGGGTTCTGAGGTACGTTGATATATTCCCACAGTTCAGCACACAACTGTTTAATCTCGCTATCTAATCGCACTTGAGTCTTGGTATTGATAACGTAGTATCGGCGTTCACCTTCATCAGCACGAACCGCATCATCATAGTTAGAGGTTAGGATGAAGTCAGCAAAGTTTTTAGCCTTCACAACGTCCATACCTTTACGCTCGACACTGACAATAGTGTTGGCAATGTATTCTTTCAATTTGTTGGCAATTTCAAGAGTACCAATATCGTGACACTCATCAAGTAGCAGCAAACGTCTATCCATCATCCAGCCGTTAAAGTCTTTCTTGACTTGGCCAGCAGATACACTTTGGAAGTTAGAAGCACCAACTAATTCACCCATTAGGTTAGCTAACAGCGTCTTACCTACCCCATGGTTACCAATCAACACAATTGCAAAGGACATTTTGTGTCCCGGGTTCTGAACAACATGGGCTAAGAAGTCTAAAACAACTTCTCGGTCCTCTTTGTCAGGAACTGTACGCTCTAGAAAGCGGTCGAATACTTTGGTATCACCAGCGACTGGCTTGATTAAGCTTGGTCTATAACTGTTATAGACAATAGAGCTACCGTCGCGGGGGTCCATTGTGAACAGTTCTTGACCTGGTAAATACTCGCGGTCGTCCACTTTGACCAACAAGCCAATATCAGACGCCGCATCCTCTGCTGACTCTTTGCCTTGGATTAAGCTCTTATAGTGAGATGCAAAAGATGAACGTTTGTAAATCTTACCAGTGTAGTGGTTGTGAATGCGGTCTTCACCCATGATTGAGATAAGCTTAGCGACGCCTGGCTTCTCAGGAAACATAGCTACTAAACGGTCAACCTTAGAGTTCTTCTTGACAGTCTTCTTTTCATGGGCTGTCATGTCTGGAGCGATTTTGTCGTTTAGCTTTGGATTAATAACCTGACCGGTCTCAGGAATAACGATTTGTAAAGCTTCTTCGCTATAAATATCGTCTTCGTCGTCTGATTTAAAGTCAGCATGCACTGACATGATACCGAGCGGCTCTTTAGCATATGTGTAAGCGTGAGAGGCAATACGCTGAAGGTCTTCAAAGTCCCACTCTGGTGTACAGCGAGGGTTATAATATTCTTCAGCCAGCTCAATAGCTGTATCTTCTGTCAAGCCCATGTCTCGTAGACGTGCAAAGAGTTGGAAGGTGGTATTATCACCGCCCTCGCCTTCAACTGCAGGTGGATGCTCTGATACACAGTAAAGACGACCTCGACCGACCGCTGCATCAGTATCCACATCTTCTTCGTCTATTTCACAAGCAACTCCTTTAGTCGGAGACTCAGCAGTCTCTTCTAGTTTAGTGCGGTAATGCTCTGGTAGCTCAGCAAAGGCAATCTTACCTTTAGATTCTCGAGTGTAGTACAGCCATTCAAGGTTTTCTTTATATAAGGTCTGATAGTCAAAATCGCGGTATTCAATTTCACCTTTCTCAGGGTGGTTGAATGTCTTATCAACTAATAAACCTTCAATGACCTGTTTATCTAATACTATTGAACCTGGGGCCACCACATAACCGCCAACACCACGAGTATCAACGTCAGTTAATAACCCGCCAGCGGTATTACCTAAATCATTAGGCTGTTTAAAATAGTAATGAAGACCGCCCGAAGCAGTCTTGACAGTAAAGGTAGGTGGAATGTCACCATAGAGCATTTCTAGGTCAAACTGAATCTCTTCAGCTGTCTGATGCTTGGTGTCAATATCAATAACTAGTAAACCTGATTTACCCGTGTCAATACCAATGTTATGGCCGCGGTTGACCCACTCGAGGATTTTATCCCAGTCGTTAGTAGACTCGTCCGCCCACATGCCTTTAGGTACCTTACGGTGCTTCTTAATGGGGAATAAGTAGCATCCGTTGTTTACTAGAGCTTTGAATAGTCGCTTTCTATTCTTCATGAAATCAGCATTTGGTCTGCTCATGTATTAGCCCTCTCGTACATAATGCGATTGATTATGCCTTGTTATATGCGTCTTGCAATCTAATTTTTGTCTAGAGTTAAGGTTTTAGATATTACATGCATATAAAGACGCAATAAACCACGTAGTGAATTCGGGTTTACCTGGGCACAGCATATCGTTAATATTGACTTATCGTTCAACCAACTGATGAACGGTCAAAGTCTATCCCTGGAACATCTAAAACTTCCTTTTCGTACACCCGCCCTACATTTTGTTCGGCGGGTCTTTTTTATGTATCATCTGGGCGCCTGGGCGGTTTATAGTTATTCTATCAATCGCAACGGAGCTTGACCATGGAACATGAACTTGCCATCCATCCTGATAAATTTGCGGCTTTAATGCTCGAGAAAAGACAAGAGCACTTTTTGCTTAAACATCAATTAGCCTATAAAATTGTACGTAAACTAGCTTCAGGCTTTACTCTCGAAACCAAAGCCTATCCGCAGTACGAGCAGCGAGCCCTTTGGGAGTGTTTGCACCAAGTCATGGAGTCTAATCTTCCAGTCGTTTGGCAGAAAAAGAGAGCTCCTGAGACTCTACAAAAAACGCTTGGTAACTATTATTGGACTTTTGACCTCATGACTCCTTCACAAGTTAAACGTTATGGCAATGCTGCAGGTTTTAAACAGCATAATATGAACCGTACAGAACGTTGTATGTGGTAGGAGAGCCTATGGTCCCGTATTTATATCTATCCGAACTTTTTACCTGGCTAGA